CTTCGTGGGCTTCGAGCCGAGTCCATGAAGGTGAAGGTGCCCGGAAATGCCACACTGGTGGATTTTCGGAAAAGGGCGCGTACTATGGATGTATCACCCCGCGCGCCCTCTTCAAAGCCAAAACCATCGACGCGCAAATTGACCCCCTATACTGCTACAATCAGGGGTTTGTTTGCGTGAAAATGGCTGATGGGGGGGATAACCCTTATTGGGTTCACGGTCGCATTTGCTTCCCTGGACCCACTCCCCTTGAGCTATCCTTGTGCAAGAAGGATGGCTCCTATTACAGTTTTTTCGGCCCGTGCGCCGCCGATTCTGGAATAGTGTATAGTAACTCTAATCTCAATGTCTCACTGGGACTGCAACGCCTCACCAAGATTCGCGTTCCCCTACTGTATGGTTACGACCAATACCTGCAACTCAAACAGGAAATGTACATCAACACCCTCACCTCTTTTCTACACACACTACAATTGTCCTACCACCAAACATTCTTCGATTACTCCAATATGATCGACGAGTGTGAGGAACACCACGCAGACCCGCATCAGAAGAAGATGCTTCGGGTCGCCGCTCGAGAAGACCTACTTAGCGAGAATTTGTACTTCGACAACACCTGGATGTCTCTAGGTCGCAAGACGCAGTACAAGCTCAAAACTATGGAGGTTGCAAAACCCGGAAAGATTCCGCGTCTCATTGGCGACCTTGGAGTACACGCGTCTCTGCAGGGGTTCCGGCTGACTAAATATATGAAGTTAGCCATGGCAAACAACATTATCCACATCAATGGTGGTGCTATCCACTTCTGTCCTACACCAGACCCTTTCAGTCTGGAAGAGGTATTCGACAAACTTATCAATCCTCCTGGGCGTTTCTATTTTGTTCTGTTTTCCGACGACTCCTGCCTTGCCTACCGTTCCGGTGACAAGGTATTACGGTTCAACATAGATATTTCCAGTTGTGACGCATCTCACACCGAAAGCCTATTCATGGCTATGCGTTCCCTTTTTCCTGTCGACCTTCAACCAGAGGTCGACCAATTGATTGATCAGTGTCGAGCACCTATTACAGTATATGACCGCAACGTCCCGCGTGGCTTCCCAAAGCGCTCCGTAACGCTAAAGCCTAAGACGCCGCGGTTGTACAGCGGTAGCACCCTAACCACCACCATCAACAACGTGGCGAACATCATCATCGCCCATTCCATTTCCGCCAGCG